GCTGGCGTCCATCTCGCCCACGCGGGCGGCGCTCTTGAATGACTCCACCCCGAACGCGGTAGCCGCCCCGGTGGCCACCGTCAGGCCCGTGGCCACGCTGGTCCCCAGGGACTTGGCCAGCCCGCCAGCGGCCTTGAGCCCGTTGGTCATGGCGCTGCCGATGTTGCCCGCCGCGTTGGTCCCCGCCTTGGTGGCAGCGTCACTGATGTCAACGGACAGTTGCTTGGTATCGGCCGTGACCCTGATCGTCAGGGCTCCGTAGCTGTAGCTAGCCACCGTCCACCACCATGCCCGCCGTGCCAGCTAGGGCCTGGGCAGCCTCAGCCCAGGTGCCTGCCTTACGCACTCCAGCGCCGTCCTGGGCCGGTCCTGGGGGCTGCTGCGCCCACCTGGACCCTGGCCTGGGCAGGGGCCTGGGCTTAGGTGCCCGCTTGGCACCGTTGGCCCGCAGCGTGACCCAGGTCAGGATGGCCACCTGGTCCACCAGGACGGCCAGGAGGTCAGCCTCAGTGCTCCACAGCTCCCCGCCCCGGAGGGCCGAGGGGGGCAACCGCCGCAGCAGGTCACTGACCCGCCGCGTGGACACCTGCGGGTCTAGGACATCGACCCCGAAGGCGTGCAAGAGCGCCGCCTCTACCTCCGGGTCGAACCGCGCCGCTGCGGCGGCTTGGAATTTGGGAGGCTGTCCAGGCCGTACCTGGCCGCGATGCCCTCGAACAGGGCGTTGAGCTCGCCCAGGTTCAGCCCCGCCTCAGACAACTGCTCGTAGGCCACCGCCCCCAGGAGCATGGGCAGCGCGTCGTCCAGCTCGCCCTTGGCGACCAGCCGCAGGGCCGACAGGGGCCACACCGAGGCAGGCGGCACGCTGTAGTCCTTGCCGTGATAGGTGAACGCGAACGGCTCAGCCTTGGCCTCAGCCAGCTTGGCGGCTGCGGCCTGCTCAAGGTCGAAAGGCTGGGGGCCTCCGTTCGCGGTGGGCCTGGTCACGCCGCCGCGCTGGCGGTGCTGGCCTTGGCCTTGGCCTTGGCTGCCCTGCGGGCGCGGGCAGGAGCGCTGAGGCTGGCTGCGGTGGTGCCGCGTGGGCCGAGCTGGACCCGGCCCAGGACCCCGCCGTCGTCCAGGGCTGCCAGCGTGCAGTCCAGGGGCACCGCTGCGCCTCGGGTGATCTGCATATCACCGGCACTGGTCAGGCTGGCCCGCCCGAAGGTGATACGGAAGGCGCGCTCCGCGTCGGCCGAGTCGATCGAGATGGCGTGTAGGTGCTGCGGGGAGTCGGTCCTCAGCTCCATGTCAATGGTGCCGTCGTCCTCGGTCTCGGGCTCATCGGCATCGAAGTACATCGCCAGCGTGATCTGGTTCAGTTGCCACAGGACGAACTGGAGCGTGACGGACCGGCCGGTGATCACCGAGCGGAGCGGGACCACGGACTGCCAGGGGGTGATGTCCTCGGTGTCGGTGCTGGACCCCACGGTGGGGCCATCGTCTGACAGGTAGCCGAGGATGCGCCACGGGTCCTCGTAGTCCTCGCTGGTGTCGTCGGGTGCCTCGGTGCCAGCAGGGGCCACCCAGATGCCGGGGCCGTTGCTGGTGCCGACCTGGACCTCAGACGGGTTGAGCGTGGCCTCCCAATCGGGGTCAGGTGTGCTCATCGGTGGTGTTCCTTCCTACGAGTCCGCACCAGCCAGGGCGGCGGTGCGGGGGGGATGGACTCGGACCTCATAGCGGGCCACATAGCGCGGCCCGCCGTCTGGGTCGGGGAGCCAGAACGGCCCCTCGATCGGCTGGACATAGCAGACGCACCCGAGGTCCCAGGGCACGTCAGCCAGGCCCACCATGACCTGCCGGATTCGCTCGGCCAGGTCCCTGGCGAGCTGCTTGGACTTGTGGCGGGCATCGACCTGGACGAAGTGGGCCAGGACCCACCCGGCGCGGTCCTGCTGGGTCGCGGCGTAGGCCCAGGAGGTCACGCCGCCCAGGTCCTTGAGCTGAGCCCAGACGTGGGCCTCCAGGTCAGGCTGGACCACCACGGGCATCATCGGGACCTCACCGCGGCGAGGGCCTTACCGAGCGGGGCGTCTGCCCTGCGGTGCCTGGTGCCGTACTCCACGAAGCGGGCATACGGAACGTCGGTGGTTACCAGGCTGGTGGCAGGGTCGCGGCCTGGCACGACACGCCAGCTCGCGGCCAGCCTGCCGGTCAGCCTGGGTGAGTTGGCCGAGGCAGCAGCAGCCACCTGGCTGGCGATGCCCGCAATGTCAGGCTGGACGCAGCGCCGGGGCGCTGACGGGTCGGTGATCACGAACTCCGCATCAGCCACGGGGGGCCTCCGTCGCGGTCATGGCCCAGCAGTCCAGATAGCCGCCCAGCTCGGGGTCCTTGATGTAGCGGACCTGAGACAGGACCCAGACCTGGCCCCTGATCACCGCCGCCATGCCCTCGGCGGGCTGGGCCTCGGGCGGCAGGTAGAGGTTGCCCGCGTTCGCTGCCCTCGGGCTGAACGGGCCAGCCCCGCCGCCCTCGGTGGCCCTGGGGTCCGAGGGGCCAGGGCTGAGCTGGAGATTGCCTGGCCCGGCCCAGCGCCAGCGCGGGTCCTCACGCGGGGGCAGCTCCCACCCGTGGGCGTCCGCGCCCGAGCTGGGCGCGTACAGCTCCACCTGGTCAGTCGCCAGCAGCACGGTCACAGCTCGACCTCCCACCTGTGCCGGTCCAGGTCCCGCCTGGCCTCAGCCATCGGGGACTCCAGCGGCACCGATACGGCGGTGGTGAACGAGCGGTGCCAGGTGGCGCGGGCCATCGCCAGGCCGTAGGACCCGCCTGGCAGGGCCGGGCTGTAGGACACCGATTGGGCGCCGGTGGCCACCTGGCTGACGGTGGGTGTCATCGGCAGGGTGGCCGCGTATGCCTCCCACTGGAGCGCGGCGCACAGGTGGGGGTCCAGCTCCCACCAGGCGTCAGCGATGGCCTGGGCCTGGTCCTGGGGCAGCCCTCCAGACGCGGGCGGGTCCAGGGGCGGTGCCCAGGACTCCCACGCTGGAGGGCTCCCAGGTGTAGTCATTTCTTGGCGCTCCGCTCAGCCGCGCCCGCGACCGGCCCGTGCGGGTGGTTCGTGTTCGTCCTGGTCGTGACGAGCCCGATCGAAGTGGTCAGGGCGGTATGCCAGCCGATGTGAGCCGCCATCTGGTCAGCGGCCACCAGCGCCCGGCACTCCGCGCAGGTCTCAGCAGGGCGGGCCATCGGTCAGTCCTTGGCTGCGCCGCGCTTGGTGGTGACCACTTCCGAATCGGGGCCTAGCGGGGCGATGGTGCTCAGGTTCATCCGGGCGAACGGGCGGGCACCAGCAGGGACACGCGGGGTCACTGGCCGCACGATCGCAGCCGCGAACCTGGCCCACACCTTGATGGGCGTCACGTTGTCTTGGAACCCGCTCACGATCACCGCGCCGTCAGCGTCGGCGATGACCGCGTTGGGGTCCATCGTGTACCTGATGTCTTGGCGGACCCCGATCATCAGGTAATTCCAGGCCCCGGTGATGAGGTCGGTGGTGATGCGCGGCCAGGAGGTATAGCTGGCTGGCAGGCCGTAGATTGAGGGCCTGGTCTCCTGATCGGCCTGGGTCACGCCCAGGAGGAGGGCTCCGGTGTCGTCGCGGACGCCCCTCAGCCTGCCCTTGACGGTCAGGTCCGCCGCGTGGCCAGTGACCCCGAGGCCCTGGGCCTCCACCAGGGACATGCCCTGGTTAATGGCGTCCACCGCATCGCTGCCAGCAGCTACGGCCTGGCTGAACGTGTTGGATACGATGCCCCCGGTCGGGTAGCTGGGCGGGGCACCAGTGCCGAAGATCACCGCGTCGTCCAGGGCCAGGCCGATGGCCTCAGCCAGGCGCGGCCTGACGAATCCCCAGATGTTGACCACCGCGTCCTCTAGGTACTGGTCGGGGATCGCGGACACCGCCGCGACCTCCTCAGCCCGGAGGACCTGGGCCTCCAGCGCCAGCTCAGTGAACGGCTTGCGCCCGCCCGCCGCGTTGACGAATGAGGCCCTGGGCAGGGTCTTGGGGATCGGCAGCTCATTGATCTGGGTGCCCATCGGCACCAGGTTGGCGAGCTGGAGGACCGTGGAGTATTGGGCGGCCTCTTGGATGATCTGGGCCGCCATCTCGGTGGGGATTACCCCCGAGTAGTCGTAGTTAGGCGCGGCTGGCGGCATGGGAGGCCGCCTCCTCTCGACGTGACGAAGTTGGGATTGTCACGCCGCATTTGCGCGCCACCCTGCCCGCAGGGGGCCTCACGCCCGCCTGCTGGCCTGGCCTGGAATCACTCCTCGTGAAGCGCCCGGGTTCGGCTACCGGCTGTCTGCGGCCTCACGCCGTCAGGCATCGGGGTCAGGCTACGCCTCGGGGAGCTGAGGAGTCCACCCCGCCGCCTGGAGGTCATCGGCCAGGTAACCGGCCGTGGTCAGGGTCGGCGGGTCGTTCCCGGTGAACCAGACCCGCACCACCGACCCGGCGCGGGCCACCTGGGCGAACAGGTCATTCTGGCTGGTCGGCACCAGGTGGGTGGTCAGCCATGCCCGTTTGCTCCACTTGGCCACCTGCTCGATGAGGGCCGGGGAGTGGCAGGCCGGGCCGGTCGCGGTCACGATGACCTGCTGGCCGGCATAGGTCGGGGTGTACCAGGCGCAGCTCAGGGGCCTGGGGCTGGGCGCTGGAGTGGGCCTGGTGCTCGCTGTGGACGTGCCACAGGCCACCACCAGGAGGACCAGGGCTGGCAGGACCAGGCCCAGGCAGGCCAGCCTGAGCGCGTGGAGAACGCGACACAGGGCTGAGCAGTAGACCGACCCTGGGCGGGAGGGGCGGCGCAGGCAGGTCAGGCACAGGACCTCGGGCGGGTCCTCATCGGGGTGGTGGGCCACCCGGCTACCCTAGCGCCGCCTGATCTGCCGGATAAAGTCCGTCTCCGGTCCTGGGGCTGAGGGCTCGCGGGGGCCGGGCGGAATGTAGCCAGGAGGAGGCGGCGGCGCGGGCACCACGGCTAGCTGCTCGACCAGGGCCGCGATGGCGGCAGCGTCAGGCTCCCCGTTCTTGCCCAGCAGCTTGGTCAGGTCCAGGGCTGCCAGGGCGGCGTCTGGGTTGGCGATCCTGCCTGCTGCCTTGGCCCTGAACTCGGCCGCCGCCAGCTTGAGGTTGGCCTCCTGGGTGGCCTCGGCGCGGCCTGCTGCCTTGGCCTCGGCCACGGCACGCTCCTGCTCGGTCATGGCCCCCTGCTGGGCCTTGGCCAGGTCTGCCTCCAGCCGCTTGGTCCGCTTGCGCTCATCGTCCAGGGTGGCCTGGAGCCGGGCCAGGTCCTCGGCGGTGGGTGCCCCGTTGCTGGGAGCTGGAGCTGGAGCTGGAGGAGGAGCTGGAGGAGCTGGAGCTGGAGCTGGAGGAGCTGGAGCTGGCGGCGCGGGGGCCGGGGGTGTGGTCATGGGTCCTCCTGACTAGGCGGCGGCTGGGGTTGGCTGGGGCTCAGGCTGGGGCTGGGGCGGGGGCTCGGGCTCGGGGGTGCCCTCGTTCAGCTCGTGCCACCGCTCAATTTCCTGCTGGGTCGCGCCCCACTTCTCCCACAGGACCTCATACGGGACCTTGAGCGTGGCCATCTTGACCAGGGCATCGACTAGCTGGCCCTCGGTCCTGGTCTCGAAGTCGGCCCAGATGACCTCAGCGGAGACATCGGCCGCGGCGGGTGACCCGATGAACTGGAGGCCCAGCCTGATGACCTCCTCCCAGTCCTCGCCCAGGTGGAGGGCACGCCGCCGCACCTTGGACACCAGGCCAGCCTCAGCCGCCTTGAGGGCATCGGCCGACAGGTTCGCCACGGTGCCCAGCAGGTAGTGGGCGGGGGTCTGGGTGATGGAGGCCAGCAGCTCGACATCTTGTTTCACGGCGTCCAGGTAGCCCTGGAGGTTGGACTCAGCGATCGACCCGAACCGGCCGTCTGGGTTCTCGTTG